ATGGAGCCCAGTGCTGCCAATCGTATTTATGAATCGCCCAGATACCCATAATCGGTACAACAACTAAAAGATATCCAATTATACCAAGAGTATAAGGATTTTCTAATACCCACCTTGAAAAGTGTCCCATTAGTATCCCCTCCAGGTCTTGAACTCATAGTAAAAATATTGATCAACACTATTATCTAATGGGGCATCTTCTTCTTTATGTGCCCACTCAACACAGAACTCTACAATACGACAGTCGTGTAATGAACTGTGTCCCCACATTCTCACAAAAGCAGAAGCAGCAAAGTGATATCTCTGCCTAGTGTGCGGTTCCATTTCCCTTATAGTCTTTGGAGTCATAATACCCTCCTCTTGTTCCGAAATAGAGTGTTGCTAAAACAAATGGGACTGAAGCAAATAACAATAGTTTTCCTAGTAACATAACTTTTATTGTGGATATGCGTTATTAAGTCCCCATACAACAAAACATCCAATCGCACCTAAAATCGTTATTGCGCTAAAAACTAAATTAGTATTCATCATTCTCGTCCTCATAAGTAGATGGTTCTTCAAATAGTTCTTCTATTTTTTGTTGTGTAACTCTTCTTTGGAGTTCTTTTAAATCTTCTTCTGTAAGAGAGATCATTTGTCCTTGAGTAAGTCTTCTATTCTTTTACGCATATTTGAACTTTCCTGTTTCATATAGTCTCGGAGAGAATATCCTCTTTGACCTCTCATAATACAAGTGCCTTGATAGAACATCGTGGCGGCAAATACTAACAGGAAAACAATACCGATTAGTTCAGGGTAATGTTGAGCCATGGTAATACAGGCGGAATAACACCTACAAGTCGGAGGAGTCCTTCAGCAAATAAAGCAAGAACCACCCAACCGACGCACATGCTAATGATAGAAGCATTACGGTTGTGTCGTCGTATAGCAGCATCAATCATCTCCTGAACTTCAGAACGGCTTACAAACTCGTCTTGAGGTTCCATCACTTCTCATCTCCAAGAAACTTCGCAAGTGGGTCTTTTCTGGTCTTTACGATTTCAACTGATCTTTTGTAGAACATATTGTCCGTATTACCAGACGTTTCAAACGTCTCCTTGATCTTCACCCAATTGTCGTAGGTGCGTTGATCCATAGGGTTTTAGATTGAATATTATTAGTTATACTAGTGAGTACTTTTACTATGTCAACTATGTGTTGATACAAAAATATAGATTAAGAAAATCTAAAACTTTGTAATATTTGTAACAAGGAAGATCAGGGATTCGAACCCTGGAACGCTATTAACGTTATTAGTTTTCAAGACTAACGCCATCAACCACTCGGCCAATCTTCCGATTATGTTATAATATACACTATCTATTCAATTTCGTCAAGTGCTTATCACCCCATCAACAAAAAGAATTGAGTTTGAAAGACTACTCAAAAAACTTGGATATCGTGATAGGTCTCCAGTTTATCCAAAAGAAAATAAAAGATATCAACAAGTCAATTTTAAATGTGAGGATGGCGCTCTAGCAATTTATACATTTATAATACTTTATCAAACTAAAAAAAGTTACTTATACTTAGAGTTTGAAGACCATTATAACTCACCACAGTTAGAAGAAAAAATAAAAACTTTAGCAGAAAGAATTTATTTTCATGAAAAAACCAGAGTTGCAGAGGTTGGTTATGAAGTCAAATATACTAAGCAACCAAACGAATTTTCATTAGAAGAAAGGAAAAAAATCTTCTATAACTTTATGAAATATACTTATAAAAATTTAGAAGAGGGTATGGTCAAACTTTCTCCAAGACCTGGAGATGTTTTAGTTGCAAAACCACATGGACCAAAACTAAACGATGGTTTTACAGAGTCTTCACTGGTTATTGGAAAACACCAACGTTCTTTGGTTGCTCGCAGATTTGGTTTTGGAAAACTAAATGATGATGGATTTCAGTATGCACGTTATGATGAAAATACTATACTAAGACCTATCTAACTTCAAAATCTAAACGTCTTACTTTTCTATTTCTACGAGCATTTTGATATTCTAGGTCTTCATTGGAAAAGACACTTGATTTTTGATTTGAAGCATTAGAAGATACCATTACAATTTTAGACAAATCTAAAGCAGTAATAGTTTCCCCTCTAACTGTGGTCATATTAGAACACCCACAGCACCTTGTTTTTGTAGGGTGGCTAGTCAATTCGACTCCACACTCTTTACATCTAATTACAATCATGGTTTAAAAATAATTAACTTTATTATTCTGGAATTACTTCTTCAATTGGTTCTTCGACTGACTCAGTTTGTACAGGTGCTTGTTGAGGAACTTCTACTTCTACTTGGATATCTTCTAGTGCCGCAGATGCCGATCTGGCAGTCTCTGAGATAGACCTCAACATCCACACATATTTGCCATGAGACTCCATTAAGTCCTGAAGAATATTTGCTGTAGCAAGACTCTCAATTCTTTCAGCAGAATTGGAAGCATCAATTAGCATATCAATAAGTGTTTGATTATCACCAAGAAGTTGCTTCACCATCATCTTAGCGTTGATTCCCTGAGCACTATTTGATGCTTGTTCAATATGAGTGACTTCAGTGATTCTAGTTAGTGTGCTCACTGGTTTCATACCAAGAAATCTCATATGTTCAGTCAGACGATCGATCTCTTCAAACATTGCAGTATATTGCTCACCGAAGAGAGTATGTAGTTGGTGAAAATCAGGTCCTACAACATTCCAATGATAAATCCATGTCTTATGAAACAAGACAAACAAAGATGCCTGAATATCACTCAATTGTTTGAAAAGTTTTTCCATTATACTTCTTTTTTGAAGTATTTATAAAGTGGGCGATGACGGATTCGAACCGCCGACCAATTGCGTGTAAAGCAACTGCGCTACCGCTGCGCTAATCGCCCAATCAATTCAATGTTTATCCATAATGTATTCTACAGTATTTGCTACATCATTCATAGCATCACGTAGATGTTTTTGTTGTCCAGATTCTTGTCTGACAATTGGACGATGATCATCAGTCAAAGTCCAACGCCAGAGGTTCATATCTTTACAATACCAGAGATTAATTTTCATTCTTGAAGTATTCCAAACGAACCCAGTTAAGAAGAGTATTTAACTCATACAGTTCTTGTTTATATGTAGTATATTCTGGATAGTTTGAATCTCCAACTAAGTCAGAATCTTCAATAAAAGAAATTTCACTTTTAAGAAAATCCGCATAATGCTCAAAGGCAGTAATAGCAAGTTGTCTATCGAGTTGTGAAAGAAGAGACATAAACCACCTGACTCGTTACTTATAATACATTAAAAAGGGGGTTTTGTCAACCCCCCTATGTATCACTTCTCGCCCAGACCGACTTGTTGAACTTTCAGACGGGCACGGTTCAGGACCGAACCAGCAAGAGGAACATAACCCAGGTCATCAGCAATCGACTGTGCCTTAGAACTCAGAGCATAGTTCAGAGCATCACGAACAGCAGATGCCTTACCAGGAGCATAACCACTCTTATAGGCAAGAATCCAAGTCAGAGTGGAGATAGGATAGGCACGGGCACCTGCAGGATTGGGATCTTCTCCAGCAAGGGTCACGGGGTCCAGTTTGATGCCATTCAGAGCGGCAGCACCAGTCACAGCAGAAGGTCCAACAAACTTACCTGCCTTGTTCTGAAGCACAGCAGCCTGGAGTTTGTTAGCACGAACGAATCCAGTGTTCAGATAACCGATACCGCCAGGAGTGTTAGAAAGGGTTCCAGCAACGCCTTCGTTACCTTTAGCACCAACACCAGTAGGCCAGTTGATTGACTTACCAACACCCGCAGTCCAACCACCAAAAGCATCCAGAGAATTAGTGAATGCATAGGTAGTTCCAGAACCGTCTGAACGATGGACAACTCTGATAGAACCAGCAGCACAACCAACTTCCTTCCAGTCCTTGATGTGTCCCATAAAGATATGGACAACTTGTTTCTGAGTCAGTTTCAGTTTGCATCCAGGCTTGTTATAGGCAACAGCAATAGTTCCACCGACCATAGGAATCTGAACGACACCACGCTTTACTTTTGCTGCTTCCTTTGCTTTGATAGGTTCATCAGTAGCACCAAAATCAACAGTTCCAGCAACGAACTGGCGAACGCCAGCACCAGAACCAACGGACTGATAATTGACTTTTTCACCAGTGGTGGAAGAATAATCAACGAACCAACGCTGGTAGATAGGTGCAGGGAAGGTAGCACCAGCACCATTAATAGCAGGTCCAGCAAATGCGGTAGCGGGAGCAAGAGCGAGACCGATTGTAGCAATATGTTTGAGTTTCATGAGAATTAAAAACTTCTTTGTAATTGTACTCGATTAAGTTTAAGAGAAAGTTAAATGTCGCCAAACACCAAAAAACCTCCCCGAAAGGAGGTTTAGAGGTATAAAGATACTATCAGAAGCGGAAGGTCGTCTGAATCACACCACCATAATTGTCCGAAGCTTGCTTCAGACCTTGGTTGTTGGACACATAGAAGACCGCAGGAGTCACGCTAATCGCATCGCTAACCTTGTAACGATAGAAGGCTTCCCACATAATTGCCTTTTGGTCATCATTCAGAGTAGCAGCATTACCAGGAGCACCGATGGCGAAACCAGCGG